TCAGCAGCCGCCCGTGAGCGTCTTCGATGCGCTCGATCCACGGACGGAGCGAGAGTTGCCCGAAGGCGAGGTTCTGCTCAGCGAGGCCCGAGCCCCACGACGTCGAGTTGGACGAATCTGCGATGAGGTGAGGCGGCACGCCGAAGATGCGGGCGATCTCCTGCACGCCGAATCGACGGGTATCGAGCCACTGCGCGTCCTCGGGGGTGACGGCGACCGACGAGAGCTTGGCGTCGCCGAGCAGCACGCCGACCTTGCCGGCGTTCGACGTGCCACCGTGGGTGGCGTTCCACGTCTCAGCCACCCGAAGCGCCTTCGCCATGCCCTCGTCGGACTCGGCCTCGCCGGGGATCTCGATCACGGCGGGCGGGACCGCGCCGTTGCGGAACATCGACCGGCCGAAGTCCTGCGCCGAAGATGCGCCGTCGATCACGTCGCGGGCCGCGGTGATCGGAGAGACGCCACGCAGCGCGCCCGGCATCGTCATGCCCTTGATGTGCATCACGTCGAGGCGCGAGTAGGCGCGGCCGTCGATCCGGTAGATCACGTCCGCGCCGTCACGCTCCACCGACACCTTGCCGGGGTCGAGCGGGATCAGGTCGACCGGGATGCCCAACGCGTCGCGAGGGGTGCCGACGAAGGCGTTGCCATCGGTGAGCAGCGACAGCATCACCATCGACAGGTAGTCGATGCGCGACCCCTGAGGCGGGGCGAACGAGAGGTAGTCGGGGCGGGGCCGGTACGGGCGGCGGGTGCCACCGTCTCGGATGAAGGTGTCCAGCGGGAGCGTCGCCACCGCCTCAGACAGCAGCCGAAGGCAGGCGTACACCGCGGAGAGGCGCATCGCCGTGTCCGCTCCGCCGCCTGCGCCGTTCCAGACCATCCCCTGGCCCCACGAGCCGAACCCAGGGATGCCGTAGCCGGCGTCAGGTGCACGGACCATGCCGGGCGGCGGGATGTCGACGACCGATCGCCGCTCGGCCACCATGAGGTCGAGAAAGTCCTGATCGTGGGCCATCAGAGCACCAGCAGATAGTCGCGGGCCCCGGACTTCTCCGGCTGCGTCTGTCCTGCCAGATACCCGGCGAGGGCCACGGCTGCACCGATGATCGCGGTCGTGTCCATGCCGGTCCTCCGATCGAACAGCCAGGCGTCACCAGAGGTACGCATGGCAGCGTGAGCCACCGCCTCGGTGAGGTCGGGGCGCTTGCGATGGCGGGCCTGGCCCGAACCCACCGCGTCGTACAGGTGGCCCGTCGAGATCCGCAGCTCATCGAACGACGGCTCGTAGACCGTCACCCCCGCTTCGCGCAGCGGTTCGATCAACGTCAGGGCTGGCGACTTCGGGTCGATCACCACATGGGCGATCGGCAGGTCACCGTCGTCGATCTGGCGGACCGCGTTGACGACCCACCCGATCCCCTCGCCGCGTGCGACGAGCTCGATCCCGATGCCACCCTCACGGCAGTCACCCACCGCCACGAGCGAGGCGGCGGAGCGATCGTGCGCCACCTCGACCGCGAGCGACGGTGCCCCGGTCAGCCAGCCTCGGGCGCCAAGGTCGTCCTCGTGCGAGGCAGCGGCGTCCCAGACCTCCCGAGGCCAGACCTTCCACGGCTCAGCCGCGGTGACCGGCCAGATCCCCAGCGCCTCCCGGCGCCATGAATCGTCATCGGGCATGTTCTTGCGCATCCGCAGCATCGACGCCAGCGGGGTCCGATGCGGGAAGGACGGGTTCGCCTTCCGCCATTGGGCATGATCGTCGAGCTTGGCGTCGTAGTCAGCCGACAACTCGACGTAGAGCTGGTCGGTTGAGGTGCCGTCGATGGCCTCGGCTCGCTTGTAGCCGAACGCCTCGCCGTTGTCGGTCGGCCGGGGCGGGGTGCCGATGAAGAAGATCAGCGCGCCGTGCGGATGCCGAGACTGGTTCGTCGCCGGAACCATGTCCTCGAGCGCCTTCAACGAGAGGATCTGCGCCTCGTCGAACACCTCGATGTCGATGGCGTCGATGCCACGCCCGAACCCTTGCTCGCGAGCGCCGAACATGATGATCGACCCGTTGGCGAACCGGATCTCCTGCTCGCCGTTCGCCACCCGGATCCCGTTCGGGGCCAGAAGTCCTCGCATCTTCTTGCGGGTCACCATCCCCTGCATCGAGCGAAAGGTGTTCGTGGTGGTGCGGTTGTGGTGAGAGGTCCACACGACCTTCAGGCCGGGGAACTCGGCAGCGAGCCCGATGAGGAGGTTGCCGACCGTGAACGTCTTGCCGACCTGGCGAGGGATCGAAGCGACGACGCCACCGATGGTCGCTGCGTACAGCCCATCAGCCCGGCACCCGAGCGCCGCCGACGCGAGACCCTGCTGCCACGGATCGAACTCCACCCCCACTGTTGCGAGCCGATGCTCGACCCTCGGCCAGACCGAGGTGACGATCCCATCGGGGATCACCAGGTGGCGGGCAACCTCAGATAGCCGAGGCGTCGAAGCTGTCCGCGGGGGCTTCGTGGCCGTCGTCGTCATGCGCGCCGGCCTCCTCGATCGTCTTGATCTTCTCGATGATGTCGTCGAGCCGCTTCGTCAGCGCCGCAAGATCCCGAGGCGAGCACTTCGGATCCGAGATCGCCATCGCCACCCGATCCCGAGTCGCGACCAGCGTCTTGTACCGATCCCCGGTCGCCGCAGCCTGCGCCACGGTCAACTTCTCCGGTGCCTTGTCGCCCGGCTTCACCGCCCGCAACTCAGCCATCACGCACCACCACGGAGGGTGGGGAAACCTGCGGAGGGAGATGCAGGAAGGCTCAGGCGGGTGTTCCACTCGGCCCAGACCGTGAACTTTCGCATAGCCCTACCCCCTGCATGGCCACGTGCGCCGCTCGGGGCTGGCTCGGGGCCTGATTCGATGTTTTGGTGACCCTGCACGCCTTAGGGGCGAACGGCTAACTGCGTCAAAGTGGGACGCCCTGCTAGTGCCATTACAGGCGTTACATGCTACGATGTCTCCGTGCGACATTGCCTGCTGTGCGGCGGTCCGATCAGCTCCATGGTGCGATCGGACGCATCTACTTGCTCGACACGGTGCCGGGTTGCGTTGCACCGGACACTGCCGCCAGTCGAGCTGCGGAACCTGGATCGGTGGGTTCGTTGGTCAGGGTCCAAGGTCCCACTGCGGGCGACAAGGCGTGGGGCTGCCAGTAGCACCGATGCGAGCACGTGGGCCACCTACTCGGAGGCTGCGGCATCCGACGCTGGCGTTGGGTTGGGGTTCGTGCTCAACGGCGACGGGGTGGTCTGTATCGACCTTGACCATTGCCTGAGAGGTGGGCGGTTGACCGCCGATGGCAGCAAGCTGCTAGGGGGCTGCCCTGCCACATGGGTGGAGGTCTCGCCTTCCGGTTTAGGGCTTCACGTGTGGGGCCGGGCCGATCTGTCTTACAGAGATGGCATCGGCCAGCGGGGTAGGTGTGAGGTTTACGGGTCGGGTCGCTACATCACGGTGACCGGGCGAAGGTGGAGGGGGTCGCCCTCGCGCCTGGCGTGCCTGACTGAGTGGGCCGACACACTGGCCTAGCAAGCGTTTACCAGCTCTGTAGGGGTGGGAGTGGTGTGAGGCCCATCTCGTTCTCTACGGCGGTGCGGCAGCGGGAGCGGAGGTCTGGGGTGACGGGCCAGGTCTTGCCCTTCATGCCGTTGCACAGTCGGTGCGTCTCTCGGCAGTTGGTCTCGTCGACTGGTCCGCCCAAGGCTCTCGGGTACCACTCGTCGATGACGCTGCTGAGCGGGTGGGGCTTGCCGGTGCGGGGCAGGGTGGCGTCGATCGGGTAGCCGCAGAGGGGGCAGGGGTGGTTGCGGTCTCTGACTGCTGCGTTGAGGCGGATGCGGGGTCGTCCGCCGAGGCGGGAGTCCTTCGCCATCGTCACCTCGTGGCGTGTTCGCACCACCAGCGAGGGGTGGTGCTGGTGGGCCTAGCGTTGGCGCACCGGGAGAGGATGAGCGGCGGGTGGAGGGTTCGCTTGTTCCCTCACTCCGATCCCCTGTGGTGTTGGCCGGTAAGGCCCAGGGTGTGTCGAGATGTATGTCGCTCGCAGCCTCGCCGCTCAGAACGACGGAAGCCCC